GTTCTGCGAGTTGTCGCCTGTAGCCGCGTCCGTAGGGTTTGGCATTTCTTCTTCCCCTACTGGCGCGCATTCCATAGACAGATTCTCTTTAAGCCACTGCCGCCAAGTAGAAGGAAGTGTCTCACCTTTCAAGGCGAGCAATGAATAAGCCCAGCAACAATAATCCGAGACGCCGATCCCGCGTCCGTCAGACACTCGACGATTCTCTAGGCGTTCCCATTCGGCGATTGACCAAAGGTTCGTCCAAAGAAATTCTTCTTTGCCATCGCGGACAAGTTTTAACTTGAGCTTCATTATGTTTCCTTTCGTCGGGCCAAGGAAGGCCGAAGATTACGGTGTTGTATCGATTGTAAATTCGCCGCCCTGCGTGGACATCGTAATGCTTTGAAGCTCTCCCAGCGATGCGGAAATTTGGTCAAGACTTGCCATGTAAGTATTACTTAGAACTAGCTCGGGATTAGTGGCACTGATCGCCGCGTCAAAAGGTTTTGCTTTGACTTCAAACTTTGTTCCGTACAGTGCGGACAAGAATTGCCATGCACCTACAGCGGAGTAATCCATGAACAATGTGATCTCTGCGGTGTTTGACTCGAGCCCAGCTTGGAACTCTCGGGCAGTCATTCCGAAGACGGTGTCTTCAAGAGCTTCTTTTTCCGAGGTGATTGTTATGGATGTACAAAAGCCTGTGTAGTCTTCGCCATCAATCGTGATAACTGGGTTTGATAAGAATGCCATGTGGTTACTCCTTAGAAGTGTTGGTTTTAGTTTGACACATAATGAAGCGGAGAGTGTGGATTAGGCGGTCTTTGTGGAAGTGCTTACCGAGAGCTCATAGGCGGGCAGGGTAGATCCGCCGATGTCTACATTTGTAGGACGCCCAGAGACGATGCCAATGTTTAGCGCGTAGATCTGGGCGAGGATATTGAGCAGGCTTTTTTGGGCGTCTAGGTTGCCCGGGCCGAGCGTGATGATCTGGAGTGTGAAGTTAAGTTTTGCCACATTGAAGTTGTATCCGTCTACCGAATCAATGTTCACAAAAACGGAAGGCGGAGTTATTGATCTGGGATCGTTATTTACTTGGAGCCCTACGACCGTGGAGAGCTTTGCGACTAGCTCATCGAATCCAGCGTTGAAGAGATCGGTGTAGACCGGGACTGGCATTAGGCGACCTGCGGACGGTCAATCCCTAGGAGCTGGCGGATCATTCCGTTTAATCCCATGACTGGAGTAGTGCCCATATTTTGGAACGAAGCGAAGGAATCAATGGATCCCCTTTGTCGATAATAGCTTCCGCCCAGCATCTGGGTTCCGAGGAAGACATCTTGTGAAGGAACGGTCGTGAGTGAGTCCACATAGCCGCTCTCCATTCTGCGGCGCCACGCGAACTGTGAAGCAGCAGCCGCGCACACTGTTAGGAATGCGGCGTCTCCAGCGGTAGCGGTTCCAATGCCGAGCCAATCTTCAATGTTCGCAGCTGTGACCCATGTGCAGACTTGAGTAATTGTCAGAGTGCCAGAAGAAGCGGTGCGCGCTACATCGGCGGCGGTCTTTGCATAAAGCACTTGATTAGGAATGGAGATCGCAGGATCAAAGAGCAGATCGCCTTCGTCGTCCGTACCTAAGAAGGCGTAATGCGGTAGCGCGTAGACAATGTAGGTTCCGTTGAAAGTTGCATCGACTCCAGTAATAACAACACTGGCGCCGACTTCAATCTCGGCTTCAGTAAGAAGCTGTAAGACCGCGTAGTTATCGGTGAGCTGTTTATGTGTGACCGTGTAGGCAGCCATAATCTTGGCTTACCTTTCCTGTCTCGGGCTTACGCCTGAGGAATCAGCATGAATTGGTTGGCGTCAATCATTTTCGGCGCAAAGTAACCTCTAAAAGCAACATCGCGTGAAAGTGTGGAGGCTCCTGCGCCGATGTCGGCAACAATTGCACCCTTTTGCTGCTCATAACAACGAAAAGCTCCAGTCGCAGCTGCGCCGACAATTGTTGTTTTTGCCGCAAAATTTGTATCAACTACAAGACGAAGTCCGAAGACTGTTGCATCGCGTGAGCCCGGGTTCATTGTGCCGAATGCGTTCATTGGCCCGACCTGTGGGAACAAAGGACGATCTGATGTGTCTGCAAGTGATCCGAGTTGTGCGAATACATCGCCAGAGACAAAGAGATGATCTGGAAGGTAGTTGCCATTAGCCAAGATGGTATTTGCGCAAGCGTAAACTTTTGCAACCCAGTCAGCAGGATCAGTTGGTGCGACATTGCCTGTCGTCTGAACTGTGCCAGTCTTTAATGCGTCTGCTGCGACATCGTCGGTAAACAATGCGTATTTCTTTGCAAGGTCTTCAAGCAGTGCGCCGAGAACCTCTGGATCTGACCAATCGATTGAGGCTTCTGACAACTGAACATAGCCACCGTAAATTGCTTTAGTGACTTGGATGTCATCAACGATGAACTGTCCAGCGGTGATTGTTGCGTTTTGTGTTTCAGGCCCACCGATTGAAGTATGCGTTGTAATCTTTGGAACGATAAAGATTTTTCCGCCTTGTGGCATTGCGCGGACACCGATTGCATCTACAACTGGGCGCAAGCCTTGAATCCCAGAATAGATAGGAGCCACGATTGGAGTTGGCATGATTCCGTCGAGATCAGCAGTTGTGACTGATGGTGCAGCTGCGCGAAGACGGGCGTTGAACTCGGCTGCAACTGCGCCACCTGCGAATTGTGCTGCAATCCATTCTCCCGCGGATGGCATCTTGAACTCTTGCTTCGCTGTTGCGAAGATTGTTTGAGTTGCCTTTGATGCTTCGATTACGGCTGGGGCTTCGATTGTTTCGTTCATGGTTTCTGTCTCCTGTTGAGGTTCTTCTTGAATAGTAGTAACTTCTTCTTCTTCTGGGGTGGATGCTGCGACTTGCTGGATTGGTGCGTCAAAGGCTCCGCGCGCGACAAGTGAAAGCTCGCTCCACGATGCCGAAGTGACGATCATGGTTCCTTCTTTGTCGTACTTAAACTTCAGGGGTTCCACGCCGACCGAGACTTCGGGAAGCGCGCCATCGCTGGCAAGCACCAAAGCTTCCGAGCCGAGCAAAGTGTCCGAGACCTTTGCGACAAAAAGCATTCCTTCGGGCGTTTCTACGCGCTCGGTCACTGTGCCGATTACCTTGTCAGATTGGTGATACATCATAAGAGTCGGTGCGCGCCCGTCCACTGGAAGAGATCCGGGGGCAAAGGCCACCATCGTCCCATCCATCACTTTTGCAGGAGTGTTATATCTGACCGCAATTCCCGAGATCGTGCGGCGCGGTGCTTCGCCTTCGGCGGCGTCAATCGTAAAAGTTTCTGTAGTAAGTCTGATCATGGTTGGATCCTAGTTTTCTATAAGTGCGTCTAGTGGGATATCTGTTTCGTTCATTCGGTCTTCTGGCATGTCGCCGCCCATGTAAGCCTCTGCCAAGAAGTCGTCTGTGTCGAAGCAGACATAGGTTCCGCGAGGAAGCACATTGTCGGACGAGAGTGTTTCGGCGATGCAGTCGGCGAGAGCTTTGCAAGCGTAAGTCCAAAGATCAATGCGCGACTGCTGGGATGACTGGTAAGAGTACGCGCCAATTGAAACTGAGAGAAGGTAGCTTGGGACACCCAATTGCCTGCCGAGGTCACGAGCACTGTAATCAGCGGACTCGATCATCAGCATCTTGTCAGGTGTTGCCGTAGTCGGCACATACTCAAGAAACTCGTTTAGAGCGGCAGTGTTATTGCCAGAGGTGCGCGCCAAATTGAATTGCGCGGCGAGATCGCTGAGCTCTTGGGACGATAAAGGCTCACCGCCAGTCTGTCGCAAATATCCGCTCGGCAGGACTGACTGGCTTGCTCGAAGCCTGCTTTCTTCAATACGAAGTGCGATCTCTACAGCGCGCGCCGCAGTTGAGTTCAGAGATTGCATTGGTGAGATGAATTGCACAAGATCGCGCGGATCCAGCGTGATGCCGTTGAAAACAATTTGCTTTGATGGGCCGAAGAAGCACTCGCCTTGCTGATCAAGTGTTTGCACCATTGCCGCAGGTAGACGAGTGAACGATGCTGGGTAGCCATCAGCGGTGCGAGTTTCTATCATCCAAAAGGCTCTGCCTTCAAAAATTAGATCATCGATCGTCCAAGAAATTATGAACTGATTTGGAACTGACTGGTCAATTCGTGACAGCCATGCTCGAGGGGCAAGTGGGACTTCTTCCATTTCTTCGCCGTTCCACATTTCGCGATACATCTCCAACTTCATCCCCGAGATCGTTCCGCAAATTAAGTCTCTACCGCGCACGATCACAGGCAAGGTCATCGCCCTAGCTCTCCGCTGCCCCTGTTGCCACGATACGAACGAGTGCAAAGGAGAATAAGACGAAGCGCCTACGGCCGCTTTGACCGAAGGTTCAGTCGTAGCAGTGAGTTCACGGGATTTTGAAAAGAGAGCCATATCACATAATGACACATAACGGACGGATCATGGTGGCACTCGCCCAGTCAGTTGCGGTATCCCGACGACAGGCAAGAAAGCGGACGAGTGCCAAGATGACTCTAGTTTGCGATCAAGATCATTGAAGGTTTTTGAGAGTTCGCTGGACGCGCTGCGGCAGCTGCTCCCCAGATCATCGTCCGGCATAACTCAATAGGGCCAGCGGACTTCTGCGACGACACCGCGATTGAGCCTTGAGTCCTGACCATGACCGCTCGGCAAACATGCTCGGCAAGCATGGCTTCACCAGTGTGAACTAGCCGACCTTCACTAATCATGTTTCTTACTATGGGGGTGTATTGCAGTATTTCTTTGTAGCCCATTACGACGCGCCGACGCTCGAAGATCGGTGGGCAATGTGCGTCAATAGTGGGCGAGAAGATGAACTTGATCGCAGGATCCGCCGCTGCTAATGCTCCGACATGCGCCCACAATTCTTTAGCGGTCTCGGCAGTAAAGGCGACCGAGACGCAAGTCCGACCGTCACCAAGCGCGACCGACTTTGTTGCAAAATATCTGGACTCATCCATAGACGCTTCTACCGAGATCACGCCGCCACTAGGGATCGGCCCGTCGTACTTGAGGTCAGGCCATAAGTGGGTTTGGATCCATGACTGGGTGCTGGCAATCCACATATTGAGAGAGCTTCGTAGGAAGTTTGAGCGGTCTGGATCTTTGGATTCGGCGCGCAAAGTTTCCATCGTCAGAGTGTGTCCGAGTGCAGGGTTGCCCCACGACCAAGACGCTTCTTGCATCGGGTCAATCGTGGGCGGTGGCGACCATTCCGCAAAGTAAAAATTGGAAGGGTTGTTTGTGTCAATCAGGCGAAGCGCGTTCTCTCGGTGTCTAATAAAAAGGGCACTGGACTCGGTGCCCGCTGTGGAAAAGAGCGCCAAGTGAGGAGACCTGCGGACGCGTTGGGTAGGGATCAGGCCTGCCATTGTGATCTCCGAAATATCAAAGATCTCATCCGCGCAAATTAGATCTACCGACATTCCGTGACCGATAGAAGGGTTCGCCGCGCGCACATACCAGCGCGATCCATCCGGCATCGTCGCAGAGTTCCGACCGAAAGACTTCATAATTTTTGCGCCATAACGGTCTTCAAGAATTGGTGCAATCTCATCAAAAAGTAAACAAGCAAGAGACAGAGTGTGAGCTGTAGATAAGACAGTTTGTTTCGTGCCTCGAATCTTTGGCATCTCAATAAGCCAAAACAGAATCAAGCATTGAATCAAAACTGTCTTGCCATTCTGACGCGCCACCGAACAAAGGCTTGATCGATGCACAAGATCATCCTGCCCATCTGAAGCATGGGTGAATCCCAACGCGCGCTCAAGATAATGCACCTGCCAAGGCATGAGCTCAATGCCAAGCAGCTCCAAAGCCATGTCCCCCACAATTCCAGCCCACGATCCGTCACAGTCCGGCACGATAGTTTCCAGTCTCGGCTGGTCGTGGCTGATCACCGCCAGTTCAGGCTGATCCTGACTACTTGGGAGAGATACATGGATGGGGCTCGGGGGCATTATTTTTCTGTCAAAAAGAACGCTATTGCGATTTTGTATTCGCATTGCAGTTTTTTTATTTATATATTCAGCACCGCGTCTTGAGTTGCAAGGTTTACACGCTGGGACATATCCGTCATCAATTGTGCCGCCTTCGTCGTGCTCTACTAGATGATCTAGTTCGGTTGCTTTTGCGCGCTTGCACCAATGGCATGTTGGTTCGTCTCGGAGTAGTTCGGCGCGTGCTGCTTTGTAGCGCTTGCTGTCGTATTCGGTCAGGGGGCGTGCCATGGTTTTAACGATTACTAGCGCGCGCTGGCGCGCTTGCTCTCAAGTTGCTGTGAGTGTGTTGCATGTCGGGCTCGAGTCTGTTGAGTTTGTTTCTGGTATGTCATCTGTAAGCGTAACGCAAGACAGAGTGATGATGCTCTACCCATCGGGCTGCCTCAATCCGATTACCTTGCACATCTAGTCGATTATGTTTACGACTCGCTTCGGCGCTTTGTCCATCGCCTTTCGTCTAGCAGGTTTTGGACGCGCCGATCTAACTCTGTTCCCAGAGATGAAAGTCCCGCATCATGCGAACGATGTACGACCATGCAACTAGCCAGTTGTAAAAGGGTTTACTTTCTATCAGACCTTGCCATAAGCGCGCCGCATAACACGGTCAAAGCCAATGCAAGCCAAACTGTGCGACTCATGGCCTTGTGTACCTTCGCGCTAAAGCTTCATGCGCCAAGACAAGCTCATCTTCTAATTCCTCAAGGCGCTTTTCCAGCGTTGCAATAATTCGGTTTGAGTTGTCACGCTCGCGCGCAATCGCTGTCATGTGATCGTGTAAACGGTCGTACTCATCGTTGGGGTTTCTCATGCTTTCATCCTGTCTATTAAGACTCGACATTGTCCCGATGACAAAGTCTCCACCACTACATCATCCACGCCAAGCGTCTTGTGAATAAACTCAAGCAGCTGGAAGTCATCCCATGCTTTACCGCGCGCTAATGACTTTAAGAAGCCGATCTGTTTAGGTGTTGCCCCGCCGAATGTGTCCGGTGCTGGCGTGCTATTCACGCGGTTCACTTTTGCCATCTCTGTCGATGATGCGCGCTCTCCTGTGTGTCCTAGTGGGCCGTTACTGATGGCGCGCCCGATTGCTGATGTCTCGCAGTTCTCTAGGAACGATGTTTTATTAACTGGGGAGTTTCCCATGACTTCTTCGGCCCAGCCATGCGCGATGATGCGTCCTTCGTTGTCGTAGGTCTCACATCGGAAGATGACTGTAGAAGCGTCGTAGTGCATCATGGTCGTCACGATCTGTCCTTGTGGGTAGGCAGTCCAGAAGCGCTCTAGGCGCTGTGCAACGGTCTCATAGAGCGATAGGTCAAAGTGTGCCATTAGCGCGCCTTCCATACGATTGCCATGTTGCCCGCAAGCGTTGGACGCTCAAGATCTGTGGCGTAGACAAACTTGTCTTTAACTAAGGATCCTCGAGTCGGTCTGACAGTGTTGCCAGAGATGCCCAGTGCGCGCTCAATCTCTTCATCGGTCGCGCCGCCTGTCTGCTTTAGGTATTCATATACGCGCCTGCGCTTTGAGCCGGACTTAGGCAACGCGCGCAAAGCTGCAAGAGCGGAAGTCGGTTTTGAGCTGGGTGAGACAATCACGATGTTTCGGTCTATTGCACATTCTTCACGGTATGCGCCAAGTCCGCGTGTAGGTGCAAAGAGTTGTAGGTCGTTCATGCGGAGTAAGCCCGGATGCAGTTAATCGCCGCACGAATCACACTTGCATTGAATCGGTTTTGCTCTCCGCCGATTGTCATGTGTGCATCGTAAATAATTGTGAGTTCGTCTAAAAGTATTTCGTGATCGTCTAGTCGATCTATTGGGCGCGCTAAATGATTAGGGCGCATAATGTCATCTATGAACTCTTTGAATACTTTGTTGTATTTGTCGGAATAGTTTTCGGGATACATCTGTCGGGTCTCCTCTGTGATACCAGTTTCGGGATAGGGCTCTTCGGTCACTTCGGAAGGTTCCAAGGTGTCCAGTTAGAATTATGCCACACTGCGAGAGCTGCGGTGAGGTTTACTTTGGGATCAAACAATTCGTCGCACACTTTTAAGATCCCTTTCGCTTGTAGCCAACCTTGCGGCCAGTATGCCGAAGGGGTGCACCAGAATCCATTAATCTGCATGAGACCGTAAGAGCCGCCATTGGTGTCTCGAGCATTAAAAGCGGTACTCGTACAATTTGACTCGCGTTTCAACACTCGTAGGAGCGTCGGTGTTTCGGTCGCAGGCCATCCCACACTTAAAGCGAGGTCAAGAGCTCCAGCGCAAGCGGTGACAGCTGTAGTAACGGGGGGTGTAACTACGACTGGCAGTGTGCCTAGCGGGATAGTGGCGTAGGCGGTCACGGGGCTTACTTGTGACATGCCTTCAGGCGGCTTAGAAGCGTCCCAGAGAAGCACAAAAGGACAAAGCCCTATAGTTACCCATGCAAAGATTTTGATTGTTAGATAGCTCATTGTTGAAAACTCAATTCTGTTGGGACGCCCCAGCTATCGCCCGCAAGAGTGCGGAAGGCGATCTGTGCGCGGATGATTGTGTGTGTGTCTTCGTGTCGGAAGATCTGGACAAGGATTTCTTGTCCGTTGTCAAGGTTGCATCGCCCTACTTCGTAGATGAAGACTTTGGGCTCGGTCATAATTTAACTCCTATCGTCGGTAGAACGACCATAGAGGATCAGTGTGCGCTATTGGGGGATTTCGACGAACACTCTCTGAAAGGCTTGTTTTACAAGGACTGGAGAGTCTGCCATTGCAGGCGAGATCTCTACATGAAGCCAGTCTCCGCCCGGTGCGCCGTGAATTGTTGGCTTGGAGTATTTGCTCCACGCTTGTCGAGTGCACTGCCATCCGCGTCCGTAGGGCTTAAGCAGGTAGTCAAGAATGCACTCAAGTCCGAGAGCGTTGGCGTTTGCTGTAACGATGTTAAAAAAGTCCATCGTGCCCTTGCGATTAGCTGTCGGATGTTGCTCTGACTTGCGATATGAAAGATCTACGGCGCGCCCTGTGGCATGCACTGACAGATTTTCGGATCCGCGCATATTTCTTACGCCCCACGACCCATTGTTCCAGAAAGCGCCGTTGCCGTATTTGATCGCCTGTCGGATCCATTCATCAGTTCCTGCGCGCGGGCCAGCTGCGGCTCCGTCGGAGTTCCCTGTGTACGGTCTAGAGTTCGGGATCTTAGGATTTGCGGGAATCACGCTCATAATGTTGGCGGATCTTTCGGACGATCTTTAAGACCGTTGCCAGCGAGTAGACCAATTAAGCCGCCTGCAAGGGTCATCAGCATCGGTGACAAGACTCCCCATGCTTCGGCGTCATTAGGGCTTTGCTCGGTAGGTTGCACGACAAAAAGGAGTCCGAAGATAAGTGATGCGATTGCCATGACGAAGGATGCGGTCAGTCCGATTCCTACAATAAGGATTAATCGAGCTTTGATTTGTTCGTTGCTTAAGCGTTTGTCTGGGTTCATGGGCAACGCCTTTCAAGTATTCCGTCAGCTTTAGTGGTGTTGCAGTTTTCGCGGTAACGATCAGCACAAGCGGTCAGGACGAGCGCGAGCATAACACTAGCCAAGTAGTAGCGCGGCTTCATCGGCTGTAATTCCTAGCCTGTCGAGTAGCGCGGCTTTTGCTGCGGCTTTGTCGGCTACGGCTTTTAGATATGCGGTTTCCTCGTCTGCGTCGAGTTTCGCTAATTTAGTTTCGGCTGCGGTCATGTCGCGTACAACAGTTTCGCCTGTTTGCGCGTCGTGTTCTGTTTTTGTGGTCATGACAAAGAATATCCGTAGACATAGCAAGTGCCGGTCATTGTGTTAGCGCCGCTAATTGTAAAGCCGTCAAACGATGTCGTTTGGCGTTGCTGTAGTGAACCTAAAGCTAAAACTGTTGATGAGGCTGCGTTATATCCATTGGCTAAAAATGCGCTAGTTTTTGCTGCCTCAAAAGGATTTGTAATATCCATAATCCAAAATGACGCGCCATCGCTACCTAAGTAATCTGTCCAACTGGTAGCCGCGCTAGTTGTTGCAACACTTGCAGATGAGCCAGATGCAAGTAAACGCACACGGTCATAATTTGAGGTGCTGTTATCTGCACCGCCAACACGCAACCTAAAAGTCATGTTTTCATCTGCAACAGTAAAATCGTAGATAATTCTGTAGTTTTTGTATGTCGCGCTAAAACAGTTGTTAATGCTAAAACTTGTGCCTGATACGGCAGTGCTAGTGACAAACGCTAAACCGCTAGACGGTGCAACGGCAGGCCCGACAGTAGCCCAAGCCGAGCCATCGTAATACTGCACGACATTCGTAGATTCAAGGTAGCAAAGCTGACCTTCGGCAAGCACTTTTTCGCCTGCGCCACCAAAAGCAGCGTCGCGCGTGACGGTCGTAGCGAACACTGGCACGCCTGTTCCAGCACTGATATTCATATCGGCTGCGGTCAAGACTTCCGCTGCTACATAAAGCGGGACTGATGTTTGTGCGTTAGCTCCCATAGTGCTCCTATCCTAAGACATTTTCTGCGTCAAGTGTGCCATACACAATGTCATCCAAAATGAGCTCATAGACGATTGTGGTTGGCGAGGTGAAGTAGGTGACTGCGTGCCCAGCCGACAAAGTAAGCCTGTGCTCTAATCCTTCAATGGTCAGATCTTGAGCGAACTGGGTTGGGCCTGCCGAGGTTGTAATTGACTTTTGGATATTGATTAAGTCGCCGACATCGAGTAGCGCCAAAGTGTCTTGGTCTAGGGCAGGTGTGCCGGGGAACTCGGTGCCTAGAAAGTTAAAGCGCGCTTCGGGATCTGGGCTTATTAGGTATTCGGCAAGTGTCAAAGCTGCGGCGTCATTGTGCAGAAGTGAGTCCGTGATGGATTTAGTTTGGATTAAATACAAGGCTTGAGATGCAAGGTCTTCTGCAACCTCTGGCGATGATGCTCCAGCGTGTTCAACTGATGCACGATTGATCACTGTGTCCGCTTGGAAAGAGATGTCAATTGCGCTGTAACCGATGTCTGTGCCGTCGTCATGAAACTCGGCGACAGGGATCCCTAGCGTTGTTCCTAGACGCTTCTGGAAGGTCATTGTGCCTTCACGATCCACGAAGATTCGACCCTGTTCCGCTTCGTTGATTTTGTTGGCATATGCGGCAACGGAGACGCCGTTGGAGACCGTGTAGGCAGCTGATCCGCCAAGGGTCGCCACGCCTGTCTCAATGCTCCGTGTGCCTGTGTAAGCGACTTCTGGCAGATCTAGCAGGTCATTAAAGCGCGCGCTTGAGAGCTGCTCTGTGACATTCCATTCGGCGAGAAAGGTCTGTCCGAGCTGGTAGGAGAAGTCCGCGCAATTCACGGTCACTGTGTCGAGTCCGCCAAGTGTGAAGGTGTAGTCGTAATTGACGATATAGCCGACCCACAAAAGTTCTTTGACATTGAGTGAGCTGTACCTCGAGAAGCGGACTTCGCGGAGCGGTGCAAGCCCCGGCTGATTATTGTTTGGATCAAAGTACGGAGAAGTTGTATCAAAAGGGTTAAACACTCCGTCGGCGTAAGTGTCATTAAGTGTGAAGTTCATCGTGCCATAAGCGAACTGGTCGCCAGTGTTAGCGCGTCCGCGCTTTGCTGTTAGTGAGATCGCGCCGTCTAAGACGCTTGCAAATTGGGATGTACCGTCAAGCACATATTCGGTATTGTTTAGTTCGCCTTTTAGATTGTCGTCAAGTGTGAAAGCGTTCCAGTCGTAACCTGTATCTATTTCTAGGTCGTAGTTACCTGATCCAAGTACCGCTACGCCAGCCATTAGGCGACCTGTATGTTCGCAGGGCCATTCTGCCTATTAAATGCTCTGATCGCGTTTACGACAGCTGTGCCAATTTCCGCGCTTGAGCCAAGACCGCCTGTGATGTTGATCGTGTAGTTACCCATTCCAGAATTGCGTCCAGATAGTGGGATGACCGCTTCAGGGCCACGCTCACCGATCATTGCAAGCGTAGGCCCTGTCACGATTCCACCGTCCGCGAGCATAGGAATATTCGGGACGGAGAAGCCTTTGCCACCTAGCCCGGGTACCCAGTCAGGGAACTCGAAGGACAAAGATCCGATGGTGTTATTCCAGAGTTTTGCGATGCCGTTAAAGAGTGATTTGTAGATGTTGAATACGCCTGTGAAGTAGGTCGTGAGTCCGTTAAAGACTGCTTTACCGCCTGCGAGCATTGCATCAAATACGGTGTCTACGATTTTGCGGACGGTTTCAAACTTGAAGTAGAGCGCGGTCAGGATTGCGATAAACGCGACGATTGCCAAGATTACAAGTGTGACAGGGTTAGCAAATAGAAGCGCGTTGAACACTGCGACGACGCCGTTCACAATCATTTGTGCGGCTGCATAAACTTTCATAGCGGCATTGAGAGCCAAGATTGTCACTGCAATTCCACCGATTGCGCCAGCGACAATGAGGAAGACTTTGGTGTTCTCTTGTGCCCACGCGCCAAAAGCGATCAAGTAAGGAAGGAGCGCTTCGACTACTGGGATCAGTGCTGCGCCGATTGACTCTTTGGTCTCTGCCAACGCAATTCCGAGACGCTTCATTCCGCCTTCGGCAGTTGCGGCAGCTGCGGCAGAAGCACCGCCAAAGGATCCGCCGAGCACATTCATTACATCTTCCAAAGATGCACCGTCTTTGATCATGGCTTTAATTTCTGGACTTAGTGCTGCAAGTCCTTTCATGTTTCCGCCGTAAGCCTTGGCAAGCGCGTCCGAGACGGTCGCAAGGTCTTTGCCTGATCCTGCGGAGATGTCTTGTGCAAGTGCTAAGGCTTTGTTGGCTTCCTCGATGTCTTTAGTTCCGCGCACAAGTGACGCCAGAGCCGGACGAAGCTCACTGTCTGCCACGCCTGACGCCAAACTCATCTTAGAAATCATGTCCTCGGACGCTTTGACTTGTGCGTCAGTTGCTCCAGTGACATTCTGCAAGGCAAGCGCGAGCTGTACCTGCTCGGCTTGATCTTCCATTGCCGCCTTGGTAGCCCCTACAAGAGCAACTCCTAATCCTGCAACTGCGGCTGCGGCTGGAAGCGCGGCTTTCTTGATAGCAAATTGTGCCTTTTTGGACGCGCCTTCAAGGGACTGAAATTCCTTAATTGCGCGCTGGGTTCCCTTCGCGTCAAATTCTGAAATTATTGGGATGTTTACTGATGCCATTACTCGACTACATTCCGATCAACTTTGTCCATAACAGTCTCAACTATTCGCCGCATCTCTGACTCAACGGTGCCTTGATTCTTCTCCATTGCTTTCCACATTACTCTTGATCGCATGCCGTAGCGCGCCGAGAGTGCACTGCCAAGTCTGCCATTTGCAGCCATGTCAAAGAGTGTCCCAGTAGAGCCCGAATAGATGATGTTGAAGACGCCGACATTGCGGATCTGTCCACGAAACTCCGAGACCTTTTTAGTGTTGATTTTGGCAGAGATCTTTTGCTTGCGTCCAGCGTCCCAAGGAAGCATCTTGAAGCCTGACGGCGTAGTCCATTTGCGACCCATACCAGACAGTGGCACCGTGTTAGGGATTAGGGCGAGCGCGTCATTTATGACAGGTTTTGCGACATTGCGGAAGTCTTTTGCGATTTGGTTACGAAGCCCCGGCTCAACAGAGTTCAGCTGCTTTATAGCATCCTTTAGACCGTAGATCTCGATCTTGGTGTTGAGTCCGTCAGCCATGTCACCTCTTTTTGTTTTGTTTTTCTAGCACTGCGACAATGGTAGTTAGGTCTCGCGTGTCGAAGGTGTCAGCGTAGAAAGTGGGAGCCCACCCTG